ATGGTCTCTTTGTACCCCAAAACGAGTCGATAAGTCATGATTAGTGATGATCAGGTCATGATTGATACCCCAACGGCTGAAACAGGCTCAGATCGGCTCACATCGGTTTTTTTGCCGGTAACAGCTCCACGAATCCACTCACCACTCAATGATTTGCCGTCACGCGGCTTTGAATTGATTGATTTTGCTGACCAGATTCTCCCAAATGGTTTTATGCCTTGGCAAAAGTGGCTGGCCGAGCACTCACTCAAGATAAAGCCGGATGGGAGGTATCACCATCCCGTAACTGTCGCATCCGTAGCCCGGCAAAATGGTAAGAGCACTTACATGATGGCCAGAATCATGATGGGTCTTTTCCATTGGGATGAATCGTTGCAGGTTTCTACAGCTCACAGATTGGTCACATCGCTGGAGCAATTTCGAGCCATTGTGCAGATCATTGAGGAAAATGCAGATTTGGCCAATCAGGTAAAGCGCATCCGCTGGCAGCATGGGGCCGAGGAAATTCAAACGCTCAAAGGCAATCGATTCATTATCAAGGCCGGAGGCTCGGCAGCTCGTGGATTGTCAAAACCGGAAACCATTCACATGGATGAAATTCGAGAGCTGCACGACATGGAAACTTTTGCAGCTATGCGGTACACCTTGATGGCAGCCAAAAATCCACAGGTCAATTGTTTCAGTTCGGCTGGTGATTCTCACTCAATGGTTTTGAACCAATTGCGCGAGCGCGGCTTGGCCGCAGCTAGTGGGGCCAGCGATGATGTAGGTTATTTTGAGTGGTCAGCACCGACTGATGAAATTTCATTGGAAAATGCAGCGTGGGCAAATCCCGGGCTCAACATAACAATCCACCCGGACAACATCCGAGCCGTTTTCAATGATCCACCCGATGTTGTGATGACTGAGGTTTTGAATCGATGGGTTCAGACAATCTCAAGCGTGGTCGGTGCCAAAGAGTGGCAAGAGTGTGGCGATGAAACAATTGACCTTGATGAGGACAAGCTCACATGGATGGCCATCGACATTTCGCCGGACAGAAAACACGCTGCATTGGTCGCAGCCCAAAAGCTTGGCTCGGAGTCATTTGTCGTAAAGCTATTGCACACATGGGAAAACACAATTCAGCTTGATGATCGGGCGATTGCCAATGATGCTGCCTCTTATTGCCGAAAGTACCCAATTGAGTATTTGCTTTACTCAAGGCGCACAAGCGGTGCTGTTGCAGCTCGTATGCAGCCGGCTGGTATTCCGATCCATGACATGGACAGCGATTACCCACAAAGTTGTGACGAACTTTTGGGAGCAATCAATAGCGGCAGACTCAAACACAGAAATCAAGCGTTGCTGACAGAGCAAATTCTTTCAGCTGTGCAATTGAGGCGTGGTGATGGCGGTTGGGTAATTGGTAGGCGTGCAAGCGGTACACCAGTTTGTGCAGCCGTAGCATCAGCATTGGTCACACACTTTGCGACACGCCCAGAAACCGAAATCGACATTTTAGTGGGTTGATGCTTGACATTTTGAGAAAATCGTCCCATGGGATTATTTGATCGAAAGCGCACCATTGAAGCCGTGGCAATTGACCGCGGTGCCGATGTAGCTGCACAAATTGGGCCAGCTCCAACGCTGGATGCATTTTTCCCATTTGGTGGAGCTGATTACATCGTCAGCCGCGAGGAAGCTATGTCTGTGCCAGCAATTGCTCGCGCACGCAACATGATTTGTAATTCAATCGCCACGATTCCATTGATCACTCGTGACAAGACAACGGGTCAAATCATTGATCAACCGGTTGTGATTTCTGATCCGGATAAGCGAGTACCAGGAGCTGCATCCTGGGTGTGGGCTTGTGAGGATTTGCTTTTTACGGGGTTTAGTTATTTTCAGGTGATTGATCTATTTGCCGACACGGGCCGCGTGCGCCAAATGTGGCGCGTTGCTCCCAATCGTGTTGGCGTTTTCTTAAACTCAATTGGCACTCAAATTGAGTACTACACAGTCGATGGATCTCGCGTGCCAATGTCTGGTGTCGGATCGCTCGTGGTTTTTTACGGCAACGATGAAGGTTTATTGAACCGCGCTGGTCGCACAATTCGTGCTGGTGCAGAGCTTGAAAGAGCAGCTGCAATGTACGCAAAAGAACCTGTGCCATCGATGGTTTTGAAATCAAACGGCACAGCATTGCCAGCTGATCGCATTGCAAAACTTTTGGATGCATGGGGCGCAGCTCGTAGAAATCGTGGCACAGCGTTTCTTAATGCTGATGTTGAATTGACAACAGTTGGATTTTCTCCAGAGCAAATCGGCCTCAATGCTGCACGCGAAATCATTGCAACCGAACTAGCACGAGCCGTGGGAATTCCGGCCTACTTTATTGATGCGCCGACTGGATCATCCATGACCTATGCAAACGCCCAGACGGCGCGTCAAACTTTGTTGGATTTCTCGCTGCTCCCGCTGATGAATAGCATTTCCAGCCGTTTATCAATGCCAGATTTCACGCCATCAACACAGCGCGTTGAATTTGATCTCAAGGCATACCTACGCGGATCAGAAAAAGAGCGTGCAGAGATTTACAAGATTTTATTTGAAATCGGTGCAATCACTACGGATGAAATTCGACAAATGGAGGACATGATCTCATGAAGCTGACAACACCAATGCAAATAACGGCAGCTGATTCAAACGAACGCACAATCAGCGGTCGCATCGTTGCTTTCAATGAGCACGCAAATGCATCAACCGGCAAGGTTGTTTTTGCTCGCGGATCGATTCAACCACAGGATGTTTTTTTGAACCTTGAGCATGACAACACACGCAGAATTGGCCGCAGCGTTGCAATGTCTGTAAATGACAAGGAAATGACAGCAACATTTAAGATTGCCAACACGACAGCCGGCACAGATGCTTTAGAGGAAGCAATGACTGGATTGAGAGACGGCTTTTCAATTGAATTGGCCGTGGACAATTACGAAATGCAAAAGGATGGCACCATGAAGGTGCTCAATGGGCAGCTCACAGCTGTCGCTTTGGTTACTGAACCAGCTGTGCGATCAGCTCGCGTTTCTGAGGTAGCCGCATCAGAGGATTCTGAAACTGAAACAGTTACAGAGACAACAAACCCAAATGAAGGAGACAAGATGGACAACACTACCGAACCAGTAGCTCCTGCCGTTGAACCGGTAGCAGCTCCAGAGGTCGCACCTGTACAAGCATCACGCCCGGCTTACTACACAGCACCACGCTCACCAATTGTGGACAAGGTTTCTTACCTTGAGCACTATCTACGCGCAAGCGTTTTGCACGATGAGGATTCACGCCAGTATGTCAAGGCAGCTGACAACACAACATCAACAGCACCGGGCATGATTCCAACACCACAAAGCACACAGGTAATCAATGCACTTGCAAACGCTGATCGTGGTTGCATCGATGGCATCAGCCGTGAAACTTTAGTGGCCGAAGGCATGACATTCGAGTTGCCGCGTGTGACCGCTGTGCCCACAGTTTTGCCAATTGCAGAAAATGGCGCAATCACAGAGTCATCACTTTCAGCAACATTTCTTTCTGTTGCTGTTCAGCCTTTCAAAGGCCGCGCAATTTCAACAGTCGAATTGATCGACCGCAGCCGTCCAGAGTACTTAACAGCTCTTCTTCAAAATCTTGAATTTGCTTATGCAAAAGAGACTGATGAGTATGCACTTGCAGCAATGCAAGCGGCCGTCACTACTACAACAGCACAGGCAGCGAATTCAGCAACCGGATTCCTTGGATACACATCTAAGGCAGCCGCAGCTGTTTATGGCGCATCACTTGGATTTGCTCGCTCATTAATCGTTTCTCCAACACAATGGGGCAACATCATGGGTTACAACGACAATGGAGCACCTCTTTACAATGCAGCACAGCCTTCAAATGCAGCTGGAAATGTTCGCGGAGATTCATTGCGCGGTGTAGTTTCACCGGGTCTGAATCTTTATGTTTCACGCTCATTTGGTAACGCTGGAACAACAACAGCTGATGCCGATTCTTCAATGGTAGTTGTAAACCCAGATTCATACACATGGTACGAATCTCCACGCTTTACTCTACGCAGCAACATCAACAGCGATGGAACCATCGACATTTTGTACTATGGCTATGGGGCTTTGGCCGCCAAGGTGCCAAATGGTGCACAATTTAACAACCTCCCATAAATCACTATCGGTAGCGGTCGCTCCCGAACGCTACTGACACGAAAGGAACCGAGATGCCAGCAATAGTCACAGCCT